GTGTAGAAAACAGCAACCACGTGGTAAACTACAGAGCAGACGTTCTGAAAGATAAGCCAACTGGAATGACTGATGAAGAATTCTTGATGTTGCCTACAAGTGAACGATTCAAGACAGTATTCAAAACTCGTACTGCAACCTTTTCTCCAGAAGATGCAGTTGAAGAACACCGTAAGTGTTTGGAATACATCAGCTTCATGACTTCTGAAACACCAGAAGATATGAAAGTAGTTGTTGTTGGGCATCACACTCCATCGCACACTTCTTGCCATCCTCGTTATAGGGATGATCAAGTAATGAATGGTGGATACCATAGCGACTTGTCTGAGTTTATCTTGGATCGTCCAAAAATTGCCTTGTGGACTCATGGTCATACCCATGAAGGATTTGATTATATGATTGGTGATACTCGTATCGTTTGTAATCCTCGTGGTTACATCGGTCATGAAGAGATCGCTGATAACTTTACATTGAAAGTAGTAGAAGTATGAGCGTTATTAAACTAGTCTCTGAGTATATCGGAGAAGAAACTAATCGTAGTGCCAGTGTTTATAAAGACTTGGAGACTAAAGAATATAAAGTCTCTATTCGAAATGAATCTGGAACTTACTTCACTGCAACTTTTGAAACACTTGATGATTCTGAAGACTATGCAGAAAACTGGGTGATGAATAAATGACTACATACAATCCTAATCGTTGGTTGGTGGTGTCTGTTACTACCAATGCTAAAACTCACTATCGTGTTTTTGGTGTTTGGAGTGGTGGATATCTCGATGGCGATTCTTGGAAGTTAAACTCAGGTATTACTAAGGCTACTCTCGTTGATGGTGTATATCACTTCGAGGGTAGTTCTGGTTCTGTCTATGAATGCCGTCAGAATTCCTATGGTTCTTCTGGATATGGTTGGAGTATTCTCAATAGTATGATTGAAAATTCCATGAAGCAAGGTACACTTATCCAGATTCTAGAAGAAGACACTGATTTCTTAGAGTTGCCATACGAATGATAGATAAGAAAGTATCATTCACTGGAACCCATTATGACCCAACTTGAGTTAAAACTCGACGACATCGAAGAAGCCGTTCTTGCTTTGATGATTCGTATTAACCAACTAGAACACGACAACGAAAACCTAAGGCAAGAAAACAAAGAGTTGCGATGGCGACTAATTGAACAAGACTAATGTTAGACTTATATAATATTTTTCCCAAACCTGTATTAGTTGATACAGGTGTTCTTTCATCAAAGGCTTCTGCCTACGAGAAAAGAATTAAGGATTTGAAAGAAACAGATCAAGGAGCACCACGATATGATCTAACTGCAAATATGACTTTTCAGTCTCATGCATTTCTTCATGAAGATCCAGTGTTTGCAGATTTAGTTGATTCTATTTACAGAAATTCTAAGTTCTTTTTACACAAACTAGGTTGTGACCATTTAGTTGATAAAATTAAAATAACTAATATGTGGGCAGTTTACTATACTGCTGGCGAATTTGTTTATCCGCATGTTCACCCAAGTTGTTTAGTATCTGGAGTTTATTACGTTAAGGGTAACGGTAATATTACATTCATTGATAATATACAATCTATGATACAGGCTAATACAACTTCAGAATTATACAAGACCCACGAAGAATTTTCTTGTTCTACTGATACTATGATATTGTGGAAAAGCGACTTACTTCATGGAACCCAACAGGCAACTGAAGAAAAAATTGCCATATCATTTAACTTAGCATAATATGAATATTGAAAATTTTATAGGTGTTTTCCCTAATGCAGTATCTCCAGAGTACTGCGACCATGTTGTTAATTATTTTGAACTCTTATGCGATCAGCGAAGAGTATTTTCAAGACAAGCAGATGGTGTTTCTAAAATCAATAAAGATGGAGACGTCTTTTTCTTAAATGATGATGACGATGCTCAAACTATTCCAACATCAGCACCAATTTTAAAAGAATTTTATAATGCATCCGCTACATGTTATAGCGAGTATGCTAATCGTTATGGTATACTACCATCGCTATTTAAACATTCTATTTCATACTCTACTAAAATCCAAAGAACACAAAAATCTGGTGGATACCATGTATGGCATTGCGAACAAGGATCACGAGATTCTGGTTCTAGATTACTTGCTGTTCAATTATTTTTAAATGATATTGAAGATGGCGGAGAAACAGAATTTTTATATCAGAGTAAAAGAGTTAAACCAGTTAAAGGAACTATGTTAATTAGCCCTGCTGGTTTTACGCATGCGCACCGAGGAAACCCTCCACTAAGTGAAAACAAATATACCATGAACTCATGGATTGAATTTATTGAATAAGGATTAAATATGAGCAAAACATTCACAGACGTATCAGTATTTCTTACAGCAGTTGGCCAACAAGTGCCTGCTAAACCTATTGGCGAGACTGATCAATCAAAATTATACAAAAAACTCATCGATGAAGAGTACCATGAGTTCTTAGAAGCCTTCTACACTGATGATACAGTTGAAGAAATTGATGCTTGCTTCGATATGATGTGGGTTATCATTGGTTACATGAAGTCACGAGGCTGGGATTGTGAAAATATCTGGGATGAAGGCGCAAAATCCAATTTATCCAAGATTGACCCTGTCTCTGGCAAGGTTTTAAAGCGTGAAGACGGTAAAATCATGAAACCAGAAGGCTGGAAGCCACCTGATTTCTCTCGTTTCACTCAGTAACTTTGACTTTTTGTGATTTTTGAGGTAAAATATCGTTATGATTACATTATACTTAGACATGGACGGCGTTATTGCCGATTTTCACAAAGAATATGACAAATATGACCCTAATCGTGAAGATCGAAAGAAATTTCGCTCTGCTGTGATTGATCATCGCATTTTTGAGAAGCTGGATTTTATGCCAGACGCTCAAGAATTGCTAAATCATGTGTCAAAACTCAACGGAGTGACTGTTGAGATGCTTACTTCTGTTGGAACTCATGATCCTTTCCAAGGACAATGTGCTAAAGAGCAAAAACAAAACTGGCTTAACAGTAAAAACATTCCTTGGAAGGTTAATTTCGTTCAAGACAAGGGTCAGAAGGCTGCATATGCCACTGCGACTTCTATTCTTGTTGATGATTCTATTGGATGCATTACTCCATTCAATGATGCTGGTGGTTATGGCATTCTTCACACAAACGCTAAAGATACCATCGATCAATTAAATTCTACGTTCAAGCAGATTCTAACGTTAGAAGCATTAAGGAATCATTCATGAACGAGATTTTCATAAACACGTTACAATGGATTAAAGATGATTACAGAAGTCACCCTGCCCGTTTTGCTATTGAGCTTTTTGCTTGGGTTATCAGCATTGGTTGTAGTATCACGATGGCACTCACAGTCCCCAATCCTCCTCTACCTGTATTATATCCTATCTGGATTAGTGGCTGCGCTCTTTATGCTTGGTCTGCTTACACTCGGAAATCGTTTGGGATGTTGGCTAACTACCTCTTGCTAGTGAGTATTGATACCATTGGTTTATTAAGAATGATTTTGTAATGTTAAATTTAAATAGTAAACAAATTTTTGTAACTCCACCAGCAATGCCTGTGCAGTTTGTTAAACCTCTGACTTATGAATTTCGAGTTGCTGAACACCTAAACGAAGACAATAATGTTGAACGTGTTGGGTTGCAGGTTCAAATTCACGAACACGATGAATATGGAGTACCTATTATCCGTGTAGGATGGATGGATGTACCACGTGTTAAATTGAAAAATGGTGTTGCGTGGTTTCCACCTGTGCCAGACTTAGGTACAACCCCTTGACTTTTTGCAGAGTTGTAGTATAATTATACTATGAACATCTTTTATCTACACAATGACCCTCGCATCTGCGCTCAACAACACGTTGACAAGCACTGCGTCAAAATGATCCTCGAATATGCTCAACTCTTGTCTACTGCTCACCGTATCCTTGATGGCACTGAGTCTGTTGGTTTGTCTGCTTCTGGACGAAAGAAAAAGACCTGGACTTTACCAGACAGTCGCAATAACGTACTTTATTCTGCTACTCATAACAACCATCCTAGTGCTATTTGGGCCAGACAGTCCACCGAAAACTACACCTATCTCTGGAACCTCTTCAGAGAGTTGTGTGCTGAATACACCCATCGTTATCAACGTGTTCACGCAACCGAAAGACTAGTAGAAGTTCTTTCATCTACACCCAAGAAAATTCCTGTTGGTGCATTCACTGAGCCAACTCCAGCCATGCCAGATGAATATAAGGTTGCTGGAGACTCTATCCAGTCATATCACAACTACTACAATGGTGACAAGAAAAGAATG